TTTCAAGAATATCACACAAAAAGAAAAAAAGCAACAAAAGGTGGTGATTTTGTGGCTGCTGATGGCTCCATTATTTTTGAAGCAAACTTAGATGATAGACAGGCGCAAACAAAGCTAAATCAGCTTAAATCCAAAATACAGCGACTGCAATCGTCTTTAGAGAAAAGTACTGGTGAGCAAAGCGGTATAAAGGAAAAATTGGATTCTGCAAAAGCATCGGCGCAGCAGACAGAAAAGGAAATTAAGCAGATTATGGCAGCCCTGCAATCAGAGCTTGCGCTTAATGAAGATGTGCAAAGCGGAAAAATTTCCATGTCTGCCGAGGAGTTACAACAAGCGGCAGAACGACAAGACGATCTTTTGCTTAAGCTAAAAGAACAGCAGTACATTTTGAAGTGGCAAGACCAAGAAATACAAAGTTTAGGACGGCAATATGATCGCGTTACGGAGAAAATATCAAGACAAACGCAGGAGCTAAATGACGCAAAAAATGAAGCGTCAGATTATGCAAGGCAAGTAATTGAATCCGGGAAAAGCCAAAACGTTATGGCGGAAGTGACACAAAAAACATCCGCGATTATGGCGCAGCTGGGGGAAAAAATTAAAGCAATCGCAAAAAGCGCTTTAATTTTTTCGGTAATCGCTTCTGCGATTAAGGCGCTTAAAGATATTTTGGGGAAAGCGATTGCGCAAAACAAAGAAGCTGCGGCAGCCGTTTCGCAGTTAAAGGCCGCTATTTTGACCCTTGCACAGCCAATCATCGAAACGGTTTTACCAGCGTTTACCGCATTTGTCAATGTGTTGTCCAAGGTCGTGACGGCTATCGCAAAATTTGTGTCGCTATTGTTTGGAAAATCCTTTTCACAGACAAAGAAAAACGCGCAATCTCTTAACTCTCAAGCTGGCGCAATTGAAAATGTAGGCGGTGCCGCAAAAGAAGCATCTAAATACTTGGCAGATTTTGACGAGCTAAATGTTATGGATGATCAAAGCGACGATCAAACCGGGGGCGGGTTTGATTCCCCGGACTTTTCAAAGCTTGATGCGGATGTTTCCATTTTTGATAATCTGCTTGCCCGCCTTCAAAAAATTTGGCAAGACATTAAAAACATATTTTTTGACCTTAAAGATATCGTTGTTGATTTCTTTAGTGGAGATTGGGGCGATATGCTAGAAAAAATCAACCTTTTATTTTGGCACATCCAAGACCTTGTCTCCGATGTTCTAATGTTCGTAAGCGAAGCGTTTGGCGACATAATTGATTGGATTGTAGAAAAGCTCCATCTTTCCGGAACGCCGATTGGTCAAGCTTTAGAGGGCATTAAAGAAATTGTGCAGGGCGCTATCGAACTAATTGTTAATTTTCTTAATCTCAACCTTGATGGAGTGCTTGCGTCTATTGAAAAAATGTTAAAAGGCGTACAAGACCTTGTTTTTGGGATTGGAGACTTTTTGCAAAACGGCATAAACAATTTGTTTGACTGGTTTGACGAGAAAACCGGCGGCGCACTTCACGACCTTATTGAAATCGTTCGTGCCACCGTCAACAACATTTTTGAGTTTGTTGATGACATCGTTGGAAGCATTTTGCTCGGCGTAAAAGATATGCTGAACGGGATTATAACCTTCCTAAATGGCGTTTTTTCTGGGAATTGGAAGCAAGCATGGGAAGGTCTTATGCAGTTTGTGAAAGGGATTGGAACGACAATTGCAGGCATATTTGCAAGTGTAATCAACGTGATAATCCGCGCACTGAATTGGATGATTTCCCAAATTAACAGAATCAGCATCAAAATTCCCGATTGGGTGCCCGGAATAGGCGGAAGAACTTACGGACCCAACATTCCGACAATTGCGGAAGTTCCGGTGCCGCATCTCGCAGAGGGCGCAGTTATCCCGCCCAACCGCGAGTTTATGGCGGTGCTTGGCGACCAGAAGCACGGGACGAACATCGAGGCACCGGCAGACCTGATCCGGCAGATATTCCGCGAGGAGAGCGGCAATTCCGGCGGCGACATTGTGATCCGGTTTACCGGAGAGTTGGCTCAGTTGGCAAGAGTGCTGACGCCGGAAATCACACGGCAGCAGCGGCAGAACCAGAGAGCGTGGGGAGGTGGCAGCCGGTGAGCGCACCGTATTTCAAAATCAACGGTACGGACATCTTGCGGTTTGTGCAGGAAGACGGTATGGAATGGTCCCGCAACGACCTAGACAACGCGGAAGCGGGCAGAACCATGGACGGCGCCATGCATAGAGGCCGTATCGCCATCAAGTACAAAGTGAACATCCGGTGCTTAAAACTGTACAGGTCAGAAGTCCTGACGCTGATGAATTTGATCTTGCCGGAATTTGTGACGGTAGAAACCAATATGCACCCTCTATATGAGTCGTGCGTGGCGCAGTTCTACTCAAACAATGTGCCGTCGACCGTGACAACAGCGGACCCTGAAACAGGCGAATCGCTCTGGTCCGGGATTTCGTTTCCGCTGGTAGAGCAGTAAGGAGGCAAAATGCAGAGCACGAGCCCAAGATATCAAGAACTGCTGGCAAGCACCCACCGGATGCAGACGCAGCTATACATTGACAATGTAGTCTACGGCGAAGGGAAGATCATGGATGGGTCTCTTCAAACGAAGACCTCTTTGTTTCAGGGCGATATTCCCACTGTGGGCGGCGCGGTAAGCGGCGAAATCTATGTGTCGCTATTAGGCGTAAGTTCGGCCGAGGTGGCGAAAAAGGCTGAATTAAGGCCGCAGGTGCGGCTGGTGGGCGATTCCGGCGAGCCCAGCGAATGGGTGGCCCAGGGCGTGTACAACGTAGACAAACGGAGCTACAACAAGCAGACCGGTGTGCTGACGCTGCACGGCTATGACAAGATGCTGGCCACGGAACAGTGGTATACCGGCAGCGTGGGCACCGGCGGCGTGGAGGATATCACCATCGTCAACCGCATCTGTACCCAAGTCGGGATCGAGCTGGACGGCGAGACGGCGGCGTTCTTCACCGCTTCCGGGCGGAGCTATGTGATCGCCGCTCCCACGGACTACACCTGCCGGGAGCTGCTGCAAACCATTGCGGGGTGCTACGGCGGGAACTGGATGATGACTGCCGTGGGCAAGCTGCGGCTGGTGCTGCTGGACAGCATCCCGGCAGAGACCAACTATCTGGTGGACGGCGTGGGCAACGCCATTACGTTTGGGAACGCCACTACATCTGAGGAGGTGAGAATCCTTGTTGGGTAAAACGTTTGTAGGCAACCGGGCCAGCAGCTTGAAGGAATCGGACAAGTTGCAGCCCTACACCAAAGTGACGGTGACGGACGGGACCAACAGCTATTCCTCCGGCACCGACACGGGGCGGGAATTACTGGTTGAGGTCCCTGTGCTGCCCAACGGCGACGGGGCCACGCTGGCGGCCAACATCCTGAACAGCGTGAAAAACTATCAATACCGGCCCTACGAGGCCGACAGCGCCCTGTTAGACCCCGCCGCAGAGCTTGGCGACGGCATCACCGTGGGCGGCGTATACGGCGGTATACACGCCAAGGCAACCACGTTTTCCCGTCTGTTTCGTGCCAACGTGAGCGCACCGGCGGAGGAAGAGATCGACAGCGAGTACCCGTATCTCTCCGCCCAGGAGCGGGACGCGGTAAGGCAGAAAAAGCAGACGGCGAAGAACACCAGCGACATTGCCGCCAACACGGCGGACATCGCCGGAAACACCGCGGACATCGGGACGCTGAATACGCAGGTGGCCAGCATCAACAGTCTGGTGGCGGATAAGGCCAGCATCTCCGACCTGAACGCCGCTGTGGCGCGGATATCCTCGTTGGAGAGCAACCAGATCACCACCGGCTACCTACAGGCCAACTACTGCGAGATCAACGGCGCGACGATCAAAGGCATCAAGGCCGATATTGCCAGCGTCAGCAAGCTATTTTCAGGCGAGACCTACACGGGGTTAATCTCTACTCCGAGCCTTTACGTCAACGGTGCACATTATGTAGGCACGGTCATCCGCTACAAAAACGAGAACGGCGTTACCACGGCAACGCGTGTACTGGCGGCCACATAAGGAGGGCTCAATGAAAACAACCGAAAGAAACACCATCCAGTCCGTCCGGCTGGCGCTGGATCGGATCGAGGTGCACGGCAGCGGCAATCTTGACCTGCTGCTGGGGTGCATTCAAGCGCTGGACAGGCTGCTGGCGGAAGCGGAAGCGGAGGAAGTAAGCGATGGCTGACAAAAACATCAATCAGCTGCCGGAGGTGACGGCCATGGGCGTTACCGACCTGTTCGTTTTGGAGCAGGCCGGGGCGGCCAAGAAGCTGACAGGCCAGCTGCTGAAAGCGTCGCTGATGACGTGGCTGGACGGCCACGGCGGCGTGAAGAGCTTCGCCTATGACGAGGACACCGGCAAGGTGACCATCGTGACCACGGACGGCACGACGATGACCACGGGAGACCTGCGGGGCAAGAACGGGCACATGATCCACGCGTATGATCTGGGAGGGCGTGGCTCACCCGGCAATTACCTGATCATGTCTTTTCCCAGCGCTAACCCCATGCCGGAGGATTGGGCGGTCGGCGATCTCATCCTCAACAGCTACGGCGATATGTGGGTCATCAGCAATATCACCCCCACGGGCAACGGTTACAATGTGCGGTTTGACTTTATGGCAAGCCTGGTAGGCCCTAAGGGCGATTCTCCCACCATCGGCAGCAACGGCCACTGGTGGGTAGGCGACGCCGATACGGGCGTTGTGGCCAGGGGCGACACGGGCACCCACGGCAGCGATGTGACGGTCACGTCCGCCGCTGTGCCGGGGACAGACGAACACCCCAACGGCGGCGTGAAGCTGACTATCACGGAGACGGTGTACGACGCGACCGGCGCGGCTTCCCAGGTGAACACCATAGAGAAAACCATCTGGAATGGCAACACCGGCCCCACCGGTCCCCAGGGAACCGCACCCCACATCGGGGACAACGGACACTGGTACGTGGGCGACATGGATACCGGCGTAAACGCCAAGGGCGACAAGGGCGACGGGTTGAAGATCGACGGCTCGGTGCCCACCTATGCCGACCTGCCCACGCTGACCGCCGCCGACATGGGCAAGACCTATCTGGTGGACGCGGACGGGCGGCTCTATTTCTGGAGCGGCACGGCGTGGCCCGCCAGCGGGGCGGGACTGCTCATCAAAGGCGAGGACGGCATCACGCCCAACATCGGGGCCAATGGCCACTGGTGGATCGGGACCACGGACACCGGGGTGCAGGCTCAGGGTGAGGACGGCGCACCGGGTACTCCCGGTGCTCCCGGTACCCCCGGCGCGAACGGCAAGAGCGCCTACGAATCCGCCCAGGACGGCGGCTACACTGGCACGGAGACGCAGTTCAACACCGATCTGGCCGAGGTGGGCAACAAGCAGGACAAGATCACCGGGGCCAAGGGCAAATACCTGGGCTTTACGGACACGGACACGCTGGGTGCGGTAAGCCTGCCCAGCGCCAGCACCGGCAGCAAGGGCATCACTTATCTGGTGGACAGCTACGAGCGCACCGACACCGACAAGGCCGTCACCCCAAAGGCGCTGAACAGCGTGTACAAGCTGGTGGAGGACAAGGCCGACAAGTCTGTGTCAAAAGCCGCCACGCTGACGGCGGCGGGGTGGAGCAATGGCGTACAGTCGCTGGCCGTCTCCGGCGTGACGGCGACCGCCAACGGCAGCCTGCGCATCGCCCAGAGCGCCACCGACGAGCAGTTCGCCGCGTGGGGCGCGGCGCAGCCCCGTGTGACGGCACAGGCGGCGGGTTCGCTGACAGTCAAGGCGGCGGGCACCGTGCCCACGATTGATATTCCTGTGGAGGTGGTGATGGTATGATCCAGACAGAGGGTATTTTTGTGGGCGGCGGCGCCATTTCCGCGCCCATCATCGGCGAGGACTTCAACTGGTCGGGCGGTGACGGCACGTATCAGGTGCTGGACGATGGCGGCGGCAACTGGCGCATCAAGTTTCTGTCCAGCGGCACGTTCACGCCATTGAAAGACATGGTGATTGATGCATTTTTGGTAGGTGGCGGCGGAGGAAGAAGCTATGTACTCTGCGGCGGTGGTGGCGCAGGCTACACCACCACCGTGCGGTCTGTGGTGGTGGCGGCCAATACCGCCTATCCCATCGTGGTAGGCGCGGCGGGCAAAAACATTACTGAAGGTAGTTTGAACGGTACGGATGGTGGCACAACATCGGCGTTTGCCGCATCTGCACTGGGAGGAAAGGGCTCTAAGAGAGGATATAACACATCCACGCAGCCGGGCGCAGACGGTGGCTCTGGCGGCGGTGGTCTGAATGTCAGTGGGGTACATGCCAACTACAGTACCGCCGCTGGTGGTACGGATGGTGGCGACGGTACGACTGCTACAACTGCTGGCGGCAAGGGACAGGGTACCACCACACGAGAATTTGGCGAAGCAGACGGCGACCTGTACGCTTCCGGCGGCGGCGATAACCTGACCGCCACCGTACCCAACTCCGGCAATGGCGGCGCTTATAACGTTGAACCTGCCGACGGCATTGTGGTCATCCGGCAGCACAAGGAGGTGGCGGCATGAGATATGCAGTTATCACGGAAGGGACTGTGACCAACGTCATTACTCTGTGGGAAACCAACGCCGGGGATTTCCCCGGTGCGGTGGCGCTCCATGACCGCCCGGTGGGCATCGGGGACAGTTATCAGGATGGCAAGTTCTACCGGGACGGCGAAGAACTCCTGACCGCCCAGGAAGAAATTGAGCAGTACAAGGCGGCTTTGCAGACGCTGGGGGTGGTGACGGATGAGGACTGACATCATGGCGCAGGCACAGGCCATTCGGGCCAGTATGGATGCCGCAGCGGTGGTGCTGACGGACGCGCAGGCGGCGGCAGCGCCGCTGCTCTACCGCCCGTGGGACGGCGAGGGGGCGGCCTATGCGGCGGGAGACCGGCGGCTGTATGGGGGATGTGTCTACAGGTGCCTACAGGCCCACACATCGCAGTCAGGCTGGAACCCGGCGGACGCGCCCAGCCTGTGGGCACAGGTGCTGATCCCCGACCCCGCCGTCATCCCCGCGTGGCAGCAGCCAGACAGCACCAACCCCTACATGACAGGCGACAAGGTGACACACGGCGGCAAGACATGGCGCAGCACCTGCGACAATAACGTGTGGGAGCCGGGTGTATATGGATGGGAGGAGGTCTGATATGTGGCAATATGTTATCCCGGCCATCAGCGCCATCGTGGTAGCCGCTCTGACCAGCGGCGGACTGTGGGCGCTGGTAGCCAAACGGGCCGACAAAAACGACGCGGAGCGCAAGATGCTGGTCGGCTTGGCCCATGACCGGATCGTGCATCTTGGCATGGTCTACGTCCAGCGGGGGTACATCACGCAAGACGAGTATGAGAACCTGAACGACTACCTCTACGCGCCTTACGAGAAAATGGGCGGCAACGGCAGCGCCAAGCGCGTAATGGAGGAGGTGCGCCGCCTGCCCATCCGAAAGGGGGAACCGGCATGACCCACAGACTGGACTACAAGCGGCTGGAGCTGGAGTACCCCAACCGGGGCAAGCAGACTTACCGGAAGCTGATCCCCATGACGGGGCTGCTCCAGAAGGACTACGGCAAGGAGCTGGACTGTACGCTAACCTCGCTGGCCTGCATCTACGGGGCGCGGTGGTACGGCACCATTGAGCACATCGCCACCAAGCATGGCTATGACGGTGACGGGAAGGGGACGAACCCTTTGACGGTCAAGGCTATCACCAAGGAGCTTCTGCAGGTGCTGCACGAGCCGGGAACGCCCCGCAGCGCCTACGGCAAGGTGGTGGGCTGGAACTGGCTGACGGCCCGCAGGCTGGCGGAACGGGGCATCCCCACCGTCCTCAACCTGTGGGACGACGGTCGGGGCTACTACCACGACCACAGCGTAGTGCTGGTGGGCGTGGAGGAGTATCAGCGGGCAAAGTTTCTGCTGGTGCTGGACAACTGGCATGAGACGGTGAGCTTGATCGACTACAACAAGCTCTGCGTCGCCTCAAGTCTGAACTGGGTGGAGCCATGAGCGGCAAGCGGGTGAAAAAGAAGCGCAGGACGCCCACCACGAAGAAAATCCTGTGGCTGTGCCTGCTGAACGGCCTGCTCTGGGTGTGGTGCAGCTACGCGCTGGCGTTTATGGCGGCGCTGCGGCCGGTGGAAAGCGGCGAGATCATCAACATCGCGGAATCACTCAGCACCGCGGCCATCACGGAGATCATCGGCGTGGTGCTGGTGTATTGCACAAAGGCACTGTTTGAAAAACGGAAAGACTTCGGAGAAGTCGGAAAGGAATTGAACGATGAATAATGCTATGTATTGGGTAGAACTGATTGCGGCCATTCTGGGCGGTCTGGCGGTGTGCATCCCTGTGGTGGCCCGTCTGGTAGCGGCGGTGCAGACCGCCGTAAAGGAGAAGAACTGGCCGCAGATCGTGGATATCGTCCTGACACTGATGACGGACGCGGAGGACCTGTTTGCCGACGGCGCGGCCCGCAAAGCGTGGGTTATGCAAAAGGTAGAGCAGGCCGCCAAGAGCGTCAACTACGATTACGATGACGCCGCCAGACAGAAGGTCAGCGACATGATCGACAAGATCTGCGCTGCGGCGAAGGTGGTCAACGGCGAGGTGAAAACGGATGCAGCTGATTGAGAACTTCCTAACGCTGAACCCCTGCTATCATGCCAACATTGCCAACGCCGACGACCGGTACACCACGTTCCAGCGGCGCGGCCCTCAAGGGCTTGTACTGCACTCTGTAGGCTGTGCCCAGCCGTCGGCACAGGTGTTCACCAAGAAGTGGAACAGCCCCAGCTATGACCGGGCCTGCGTCCACGCGTTCATTGATGCCAACTCCGGCGCGGTGTATCAGTGCCTGCCGTGGAACTTCCGGGCATGGCATGTAGGCGGCTCCGCCAACAACACCCATGTGGGCGTGGAGATGTGCGAGCCGTCCGCCATCAAGTACACCACCGGGGCCAAGTTCACCATAACAGACAAGGACAAGGCGTTCAAGCAGTGCGAGACGGCCTACAAGGCCGCCGTGGAGCTATTTGCCATGCTGTGCAAGAAGTATAGCCTTGACCCGCTGAAGGACGGCGTGATCCTGTCTCATTATGAGTGCGGCAAGCGGGGCATTGGCTCCGGTCACGTCGACCCGGAACACCTGTGGACGGGGCTTGGCATCGGCTACACGATGGCGGGCTTCCGGCAGGATGTGAAGAGAGCCATGAGCGGCGTCACGGTTGTGCCCACCACACAGCCCGCCGCGCCGGTGGTCGAAAAGACCGTTACCGTCAAGGTTCGGCAGCTGTCCCGAGGCATGGAAGGCAACGACGTGAAAACCCTGCAAGCGGCGCTGATCGCCAACGGCTTCAGCTGCGGCAGCGCCGGTACCGACGGCGACTTCGGCGCAGGCACGGAGGCGGCGCTGAAGAAGTTCCAGACCAAATATTTTCTTGGCGCTGACGGTATCGCCGGTAACGGCACGTGGGGGAAACTTCTGAGTAAGTAATTTGATTTCTGGACGAGGCGGAGGCTACGATACGCCGCCCTCCGTCTCCGCCAAAGCTCCGCAAGTCCACGGCGAATCTGATCGCCATGAACACAACACACAGAGAAATCCGCGCAAGGCTGCGCAATATGTCGCCCCAGCGGGCTATCGATTACGTTTCCGCGCTTGAACTGCCGGGAGACGAGGCGTTTTGCATCATCGAGTGCGATGTACGCGGGAAAAGCTGCGTACAGGTCGCGGCGCGGCTATACGTCAGCGTAGACGGTTTATACAAAATCCGCCGACGGGCGTATGACAAAATTGCAGATAGCCTAAAATAGAAAAATAGCGTGTCTGATTTGGACGCGCTATTTTTACGTTTACGGGCAAAACTGCTGCTTGCCTCGCCTAAAACCGGCAAAATCAAGGCAGTTTTCGGGCAGGTTGAATGCCCGATTTTTTTATACCATAAAGGCAAGAAAGAAGGTGGCGCAATGAGTGTAATGGATCGCCTGCTAGCATGCGGGTATCCGGCAGAAATGGCGCGGTATATCTGCAACCGATACGGCACGAACACAGAGGGCTTGCTCCTTTTTGTGCGCATCGTGGAGCTTTTCCACGATGACCGACGGGAATATGTATAGCTACTACAACGAGAACCCGAAGGGGAAAAACACGGGAGATTGCACCGTCCGCGCCATCTCAAAGGCCACCGGGACGGATTGGGGAGAGGCGTATCTCCGGCTGTGCGTACAGGGCTATCTTGATGGGGACATGCCGTCGGCAAACTCCTGTTGGGGCGCTTATCTGCGGTCAATAGGCTTCCGGCGGCATATCGTGCCGGACACCTGCCCGGACTGCTACACGGTGGGGCAATTTGCGGACGAGCATCCGGTAGGGACGTACATCCTCGCCCTGTCCGGCCATGTGGTGTGTGTGCGTGACGGCGTTTTATACGACAGCTGGGATAGCTCAAACGAAACAGTTTTGTATTATTGGGAAAGGACGGAATGACAATGGCTTTTAACCCTTATGGCTACCAGAACCCCTATTATCCCCCTCCGATGCAGGACAACCTTATGCAAATGCGGCAGCAGCAAATAATGCCGCAAATGCCTCAGCAAATGCCCCCGCAGAATCCCATCGCGCAGGGCGGTGTGCAGTGGGTGAGCGGCGAACAGGAGGCGCGTAACTGGATGATCGCGCCCAATGCCGCCGTTGCCTTGTGGGACAGCACCGCGCCGACGGTGTACCTCAAGCAGGCGGACGCAAGCGGGAAACCGTCCCTTAAAATTTATGACCTTGTAGAACGCACAGAAACGCCCCAAGAAGCGCCGCAAAAGCCGGGCGTGGAATTTGTCACCCGGAAGGAGTTCGACGCGCTGGCGGCAATTGTGGGCGAAATGAAGGGCAAGAAGAAACGCAAGGTAGAGGAGGATGGCGACGATGAGTAATCCGTTTATGGCAGCGCTGGGCGGCGGAAGAAACAATAGCTTTATGCAGATGATGCAGCAGTTTCAGCAATTCAAGGCGAATTTTAAAGGCGACCCAAAGGCAGAGGTTGAAAAGCTGCTGCAAAGCGGCAAGATCAACCAGCAGCAGCTAAATCAGATTCAGCAGATGGCAAAGCAATTTCAAAGCTTGATGAAATAAATAAATCAACATCGTGGCCACGATTTGATAAATTTTTTTGAGAAAGGAGAGATGATATGTCTCTTTCCGACGGTACTCCCATGATGACCATGCCCGTAACTCCTGCCAATAACAACGGCGGCGGCTTCGGCTGGGGCGGTGACGGCAGCTGGTTTATTGTCCTGTTCCTGATTTTTGCCATTTTCGGCTGGGGCGGTAACGGCTGGGGAAACGGCAATGGTGGCGGCGCAATGGATAACTATGTCCTTGCTTCCGATTTTGCTACGCTTCAGCGCCAGATCGACAGCGCAACGTCCAGCCTTGATCGCAAGGGCGATTCCATCTCGAATGGCCTGTGTGATGGCTTTTACCAGCAGGCCCAGCTGGTCAACGGCGTAAACCTGAACATGAACAACGGGTTTATGACTGCGGAACTGTCCCGCGCCAACCAGCAGGCCGCGTTGATGCAGCAGCTGAACGCCATGCAGATGCAGGCGGCCTCCTGCTGTTGCGATACGCGCGAGGCTATCCAGAGCGTCAACTATAACCTTGCTACGCAGGGCTGCGACACCCGGAATCAGGTGCAGAACAGCACCCGTGACATCATCGACGCGATGAATTGCGGCTTCCGCAGCATCGATCAGCGGCTGACCGCGCAGGAGATCGCGGCGAAGGATGCGAAGATTGCCGAGCAGAACCAGCAGCTCTTTGCTGCACAGCTTGCAGCCAGTCAGAATGCGCAGACGCTTGACCTGCGCAATTATGTAAGCGGGCAGTTTGCGTATTACAATCCCCCTGCCCGCCCCGCATACATTGTGCAGAATCCGAATTGTTGCTATCCCGATTACAATAACGGATGCAATAGCGGCTGTGGCTGCGGCTGCTGACAACTGCATAGCATCAGCTGTTCGGAACTTCCGAACTGTTCAGCCCCGTGCTGATACTGACACCAACGCGGCGGGGCTTTGGCTCCGCCGCTGTATTTTTTGAGAAAGGAATGATATAAATGGCAGAATTTACTTCTGTGGCAATTCAGATTGTTGCCGCCAGTCAGAATGTCCCGCTAACTGAAACTGCGGTCAATAGCAAGCCTTGCATCGTTCACCGTCCTGGCGCTGGAATTGTAACATTGCGGGGTTTGACCAACCAGTGTAAAGCCCGATTCCGCGTCGCTTTTGGCGGCAACATCGCTATTCCCACCGGCGGCACGGTGGAGGCAATCAGCGCAGCTCTGGCGATTAACGGTGAACCGCTGAACAGCGCGACAGCTATCGTTACGCCTGCGGCGGTGGAAAACTACTTCAATATCTACGTCAGCACCATTGTGGAGGTACCGCGCAACTGCTGCCTGACTGTGGCAATGGAAAACACCAGCACGCAGGCCGTCAGCTTTGCCAACTCCAACATGGCCGTTGACCGAATTTCTTGAAAGGAGCGATAACATGAGCATGAAAGCATTAAACGATATCCGGGATAGGCTGTGCGAGGAACTGGACGAGCTGGCCCGCAAGGGTGAGCTGGGTGCCGGTGATCTGGAGATTATCCACAAGGCCGTTTCTTCCATTAAGAACATCGATAAGATCGAAATGTACGACGGCGGCTATTCCCGCAGCAACGATTGGGACGCCGACATTCGCGGCATTTACGGGCGGGGCAGTTCTTACCGTGGCCGCCACCGCGATTCTATGGGTCGCTATAGCCGGGATGACGCCCGTGAGCATATGCGCCGCCAGCTGCAGGACATGATCCGCGACACCGACGATGACAACGTGCGTGAAGTTCTGCGGCGCTGCATGACGCAGATGGAGAACATGTAAGGGGGTGCGCCCCCGTGATCGACGAGAAGGAAGTGCAGCTATGGATTAGTAGGCTTGAAACCGAAGAATCCAGCTGGAGCAACTATGAAAAGCTAGCCGCGTTATACACCATCGCAAATCAACACAAAAAGGTAAGCCTTTCGGAAATGCCGGTCATGTACTCCGCCGCGCCCGCTCCGGAAATGCAGTTGGTAGGCGAGTACGGCGACAGCCCGTTTTTACAGGCGGTTGCCAAAGTGTCGCCGGAAAAGGCGTGGGGCGTGATGGATGAGCTAATGGATGCGCTGATCATTTCCAATAGCCGAGTGTACAACAGCGTGATGGCAAAGCTGGGGCGGTAAAATTGTTAGTAATTTGCTAGCTACCCGGTGAAAACACGCAGGAACAAGGAAACATTTTTTGAGAAAAACTCTAAATATTGCCGTGTGTTTCTGAAAAATATCAACTTGTGTTCGACTTTTGATTGCTGGCTATGCCTTTTAAGCAGGGTGTCCGGGGTTCGAATCCCCGACGGGGCACCAAAAAATCCTCGTAACTATGCGGGTTACGGGGATTTTTCTTTTTTGCTATTTTTGCTTAGCTAGTAACGCGCTAGTAACCGCACCAACCAGCGTTTCGGCGTCAATGTGGGTGTAAACGTCGGCGGTGGTGGCATAATTGGCATGGCCAAGAATTTTTTGTAGATATTCAGGGGCAAGCCCTTCCTTGACTGCGCGGGTGGCGTAAGTGTGCCGCGTGGCATGGGGGGTCTTTTTCTCTATTTTGAGCTTTTCCAGCAAGGGGTAATATTCCCGCCTGCGGAAATTAGCGGGGACTTTTTGCCCATCATAGCCTGAAATTAGTAAACTGCCGTTTGCTTTTTTTGCAAAGTATGCAAAATACTCTTGGCCTTCTGGCCGGATGGGGATAATGCGGTTTTTGCCCGCTTCCGTTTTTTCGCCGCCGATTACATAGTCACCGTGATAATCTTTCAGTGGTAAGTTGAACAGTTCGCCAATACGCATACCGGTGGCAAGGAGCATGAGGATGATCTTGGCGGTATCGCTGCCGTCCTTTTCCAGCTTTTTAATTTCGGCGGAAGTGAACACGGCCTTTTCTTTTTTGACGTTTTCCGGAAGCTTCACAAACCGGGCAAAGTTGGTGGTGCAAATCTCCTCCCGCACGGCCCATGTGGACATCTGGGTAATGAGCTGCTTGTACTTGTTGACTGTGGAGTGGCTTTTGCTCATATGCTGGTCGATCACCGCTTGGAAGTCGGCGGTGCGCAGACTGCGGAATTTTTTATCGTGCAGCGGTTGAAAGATCACATAAGCGCGTTCGTAAGTCTCAATGCCCTTTTCACCAATCTCGCGGTAATGCTCCGCTTTCCACTCTGTAAAGACTTCCGCAAACGTCATGTTGTACCGCTCATCCAAGTCCTTGCCGGAAAGCTTTTCCAAGGCCGCCAGAGCGTCCGTTTTCTTCTCGTAGTATCCGATGATGACCTTGTTTTTCGCGGCTACCCACGGCCTTGTACGGCGGCCTGAGAGCTTATAAACAGTCCCGGCTCCGTTGGGACGCTTCAACGCCTTGCGGGGCGCTGTGGCCTGTTTCTTGCCGCACCAGAGACAAAACACCGCGCCGTCCGGTATTTCTTTTTTGCAGCTTCTACATTCCATGTCTATTTTTCCTTTGGTGCAATAAATTTACCGTATCGCAGGGCGCTCAAAAACGCAGATACGATCACACCAGCGCCGACAGCCAGCAGGATGATGACGATCCACGCCAAAGTGCTGGCCTGTCTGCCCTGAATAAGACCGACGTTGGGCAACTGATAGTCAAACGCCACATAGCCGATTAACGTCATTAGCAAAACCACAGCAAGGACGGAGATACTGTAAAGCGATATTCGCATACGCTTCTCGGTCTTGGAAAGCTGTTCTATCCGTCCTTCCAGATTTGCCATTACCAGCTCCGCTTTGTGATCGCGTTCCATTTGTTCTATTTGCTCTTCCGGCAGAACATCCGGCGTGATGCTAAAATACTTGTCCAGCGAAACACCACAGGCACGGCATATGTTGCCGGAGTTATTTACAGTTGGCGTTTTAGATGTAGATGCAAAAAAGTTTTGCACACTGGAAAGCGGCACGTTGGAATTGTCTGCAACGTCCTGATTGGTCATACCCTGTCGGTCTCTGGCCTCTCTGCATATATCCTGTAAAGACTTGCTCATTTTCTGTTCCTCTCCCCATTGTTGGGTAGGAGATACCCGAATGTCGGCATGTCTAGTTTTGTCAAACACCCATCTTCGGCATTGACCTACCCAAGTTGTTGTTGCTACCCTATTTTTGCACGGCGGGCATGGTGGGTGCCCGTTGGGAAAAGCCCTCCGCCGTTGTTGCGGAGACGGCGGAGGGCTTACACAGGCCAGTTATAATGATGGGACATGGGCGGAACGCCTCCCTTGACGATAATGGTCTTTCACAAAATTATACCACATCTAGCGGTTGCAAAACAGTTAAGGTTATGTTACAATAAGCACACAAATAAAACGCTTGTTCTAACGCAGGAATTTGGATGGAGGAAAGGAATCATGACGGAACAGGTACATAAGATGCAGAGCAACAAACGCGATTCACAAAACATCCGGGAGAGATTAAAGAAAGAGGTTCTGAATCTTTCCGAAGATCAGATCGAATACGTTCTTAGGAGGCTGCGTAATGAAATCTTATAAGATCAACGGCCAAGATTGCGGCAGAGATAAAAACGGCGTTTTTCACTGCGTATGCGGCAAGTGCAAAGAAACCGACTCAGCGGCAAAGGGAAATCACTGCCGCGACAGCTGCGACGATGGCCGCAATGGCGGAAACGGGAAAGGAGATAAATGTGTTCCAAACGAGATCACAACTTAAAAATCGCATCCGGTTTTTAGAGGGGAAAGTAGGTGCATTGGAACAGGCGCTAAAGCTATCAGACGAAAGCGGCCTGAAAAAATGCCGAGGCGTTTTTTGTATTGGATGCACTCACGCCGTCTGGTATCAGCACGGGGATTTTTCAAAGAAAGTCATCGGGTGCGACGTTGACATACCGTGCAAAGATTTTTCAAGAACCGCAGGAACATACGCAACCAGAAGCGAATGACTGTATAAGCGCGACGATCAGACTTAAGACAGCAATAAACGTGGTGATGGCATATGGCACCCAAAAGTTCCGTCCATCGCGGCGGCGCTGTTCGACATAGGCTTTCCCCTCGATGTCGATTTTGTAACCCACGGTCTTGTAATCTTTTACTCCGTTTTCGTTGGAGATTTCAGTTACCGAGGAAATGTATTTTGCGATCAACAATGCCGTTATATACGGGCTTTGCTTTTCGTTTTCGTGCTCACCCGTGATCGCGTCAATTTCTTTGATCGTCAGTTGCCCCTTTTTGTATAATGCGGTCAACAGTTTATAGGTTGTCTTTTCAAACATATTACTCACTAATCACAATAGCTTTTTGGCACCCTCCACGACAATAAGCAATTTTTCACACTGCTCGTCGGAAAGGCCGTCAATCACATCCAAAAGCGCCCGTTTTGCAGGACTGATACTTTCGCGCTCACTGGTTTCAGTGGGCGCTTTTTTTACGCCCTCCGGCGAGATAGCAGGCGCGCCCATCAGCTCTCCGGGCGAAATGCCAAAGTAGTTGGCCACCTTTATGATCTTATCTGCACTTGGTGCATGGTCATCCCATTTTGCCATAGAGCCGCGAGTTAATCCGCACTCTTTTTCTAGCCGGTTGATCGAAATATTTCCGTGTTGACTGCGCAACACATTTATTCTACTCAGTAAGGACATACGAACCTCTCTAAAAAAGTACGAATTTTTTCGTAAAAATATCTTGACAATTACGAAAATGTTCGTATAATAGAAAGCACAGACAGGCGCAGAAAACCAGCCACAAGGTACTGCCCTGCGGTGAAAATGTTTACTTGTGCTTGCAACATATAGTTTAGAACATTTTCGCAATCTTGTCAATAAGGAGGGAGAAAATGCTCATAGAAAATATCAAAAAGCTTTGCGCTTCTCGAAATATTTCACTATCCGCGCTAGAGAAAACGCTTGGGTTTGGAAACAGTACTATTTCAAAGTGGGAAACTTGCAGCCCAACAGTTGAGAAGCTATCTCTTGTTGCAGAGTTTTTTGAGTGTACCATTGATGAACTTCTGCACGGTAAAAAGAAAGGCGGTCGTTCCTAATGGGATGGGAGGTAACAAAGCCTAGTTGCATTTATGCAATCAGGTGCAAGGTGAACGGCAAATTATACATAGGCCGGACGTATCGTCTGTCAGCACGAATCCGAGAGCATTTTTCAGAACTGAGGAAGGGGTACAAAGTTGGCTCAATCCGCACATCTGAGAATCTTGTCAATTTCCAGAGCGATTTTGACAAATACGGAGAAGATGCGTTTGAGGTATTCGTGTTGCAGGAAAATGTCCTTCCCGATTTGTGCAAGGCCACAGAATCGAAATGGATATCTGAGTACAACACGACAGACCCGCGATACGGTTACAACATCAGAGACGAGCGCATAGAAAATTCCCATGTTCCGACAATCGGCTTTCCACCGAAGCCGTGGGACATATAGCCGGTTGACGGTAAATTTGACTGCGGCGGAAAAGAAAACCCGGCTGTGTTGCATCACAGCCGGGAATCTTCCAAAAAATGGCTTGACTGCCCTCCGAAGTCTCCGCAACAACAAGCGGAGGGCGTTGCAGCAGGGAGATGTTTCCACCAAAAACACTTATGCCACAAATCAAGCCTAGTGGCATTATAGCAAACTTTTCTGCCGCTGTCAAATAAGTTAACACGAGGGAGGTGTAATTTTGCTGGAATCCTGGACTGGCAAGCTTGTGGGCAAGATGCACGTTCACGAGATCACATACGACGAAGTAGCCGCCGAACTTGGCGTTACACGTCCTTATGTGAGTATGCTGCTGAACGGCCACCGCAAGCCACCGGATGCGCGTAAGCGACTTGAGGCCGCCGTGGACGCGGTCATTGCCAAACGGAAGGAGAAATAACAAAACAAAGGAGAATGAATGATGAAGTACAGCAGCCCCGAATATCAGGCGCTTGAACGGGAGTTTCTGGCCCGGCCTGACGCTCTGTGCGAACACAAGAACCCGCTAGAATGCGATTGCAAGAACTGCCCGTGCCATGACCTGTGCGAGCAGCTGTGCAATTACTAAAAAGAGCGCCCTGTCCGGTGTAGCAGACCGAACAGGGCAAATGGAAACACAATCCCTTGTGTTTGCCCTATTGTAACACAGGGGCGAAAGAAAGGCAAGAGACATGATCGAAACATTGAGTTTGAATCAGGCGGCGGAGTATTTGCGCGGCCACGGCCTCAAGATTGGTAACGTGGTGCTGGCAAACGGACTGGAACAAGGTAAGTTCGAGTTTGGCTTTTGCATCGTCAACGATCAGGGCCGACGGTCGTTCCAGATTTTCAAGACCCTGCTGGACAAATGGATCGCAGAAAGGACAGTGTGCGCATGATCGCCTACATCATGATCTATATCGGGTCGCTGACCGTGGCCGTGCAGTTCATGCACCTGATCGACCGGCTGGAGGGGCGGCGGTGATGAGCGACGCAAGAAACGCCTATCAGAAGGCGTACTACGAGGCCAACAAGCCGTATTTCGCCGCGTACCGCAGGGCAAATTCTGCGATGTTCGCCAAGTACACCAGAGAATACTACCGGAAGAATCAGCGCCGGTATGCCGAGGGACAGCGGTTTTTGCGAGAGGCCCGCATGCGTCTGGGCTGGTCACAGGCCGCCGTAGCCGCAGATGTGGGCGTGAGTCAGGCGACGATCACACGGCTGGAGACCGGGGCGCAGCCGCTGGAGACCTTCCGCAAGCGGGACAAGCTGCTGGAGGTGCTGGGGGTGGCGGGATGAGCGTGATGCTGGAGCACTAGATCGTGCCGCAAAGCCCCTGTACGCCGGACTGCCCGGACAGAAACGGCGACTGCATACTGCACTGCCCCCACGGGTACGCCGAGTACCGGACGGCGCGGGACAAGGTGTACGCCGCACGGGCCGCGGCCGCCGAAGCGTCGCGGGACGCTACTGCCGGGAGGCGGAAAGCCTCCGTGAAGAAGGCCCGGATGAAACACAGACACAAGAGATGATTTTGCGGGCTGCGCCCGCTGAAAAGGAGGAATTATTTTGCAAATCGAAAACCGAGAGAGGCCCAGCGGTCTATCTTGCAGATGTGCCGGGGCGCCTTTCAGGAGCGCGTGGACTACGAAATGCCGCACCTGATGGAGAACATCTTCGACCCCAACACAGCCGCCAAGGCAAAGCGCAAGGTGACCATCACGCTGGAGCTTTGCCCCGACGACACCCGCCAGAACATCGTGGTCAACTGCTTGGTCAAGACGACGCTGGCCCCGTCCAACCCCGCTACCACGATGCTGTACGCCGTGGACGAGCATACGGTGGTGGAGATGGTGCCGCAGATTCCCGGCCAGATTGCCGTTGACGGCAGCGAACAGGAAGCACCGGCCCGCTTGAAGCTGGTCAATTTTGAATAAAAAGGAGAAAGAACCATGTTAAAGGAAGCCATTGAGAAGATCGAGGAACTGGCAAAGCCGGAAATCTACAAGGATGCACTCGGAAAGGCGTATGTGATAGGCAAGGACGGCGAGGTGCAGGAGATCATCCCGGAGGCGGTCTGTCAGGACTGTCTGGCGCTGAACAGTCTGGACGCACTGGTGCAGATGGTCAGGACGGAGGGCGTCCGTGGTGATCGCAGTGCGGACAAGCTGTACCTGTCCGTGAAGGATCACATGACCGTGGCCTGCTTCGGCCATCCGCAGAAGGATTTGCGGGAGGAGCGTATTTTCTACTACAAGGCACAGGCGAAGGACGTTCCCGGCTGGGACGGCGAGGTGAAGATGGCCTTTGACAAGGCGGCTGTGGCCTTGCAGACCCGCTTTCAGGATGGCGGCGACCGCGATTACACGCTGACGCTGCTGAGCCAGATCACTTGCGGCGCGAAAGTCACATACAACGACATTGGCGTGGCAACGACAGTGGTCACACAGAAGGGCGTTTCGCTCCAGCAGAACAGCACCATCCGCCCGCTGGTGAAGCTGCGGCCTTACCGTACCTTCCAGGAGGTGGAGCAGCCGGAGGGCCTGTTCCTGATCCGCATTGACGAGCGGGGCATCACCTTCACGGAGGCGGACGGCGGCATGTGGAAGCTGGCAGCCCGCAAGACCATCAAGGCATATCTGGAGGAAGCGCTGAAGGACATGATCGACGACGGCCGTGTGGTCGTGATGATGTAAGTAAAAAAAGCCCCGGCGGAGCTGGCACTCCGTCGGGGCGGGCAAAACCCTTGAAAAAGATTTTACAGGAACAGTTTACCGCCCTTTGGGGCGGATGTCAAGGAGAAACGTATGTACCGATGCAATGAGACCGGGCGGGAGTTTGAGGAACCCCGGTATGACCCGGATTTCTGGAACAAAGGCGACGGGGCGAAGGTGTGTCCTTGCTGCGGCGATACCCATTATGACGAGGTGTTTGAGTGCGATATCTGCTGCGCTCACGTGACGTGGGACGACGGGCATGTGGGAAGCAAGTATGGAAACAGCTTCCTGTGTCCTGCCTGCCGGAAGGTCGCCATCGTCAACCTGTTTGAAAAAGGCGCTCAGGAGCTGGGCGACACGGAAGAAGCTTGGCTGGATGACGTACTGGACGGCAACAGCTGGGCGAATTTGAAGAAAATTTATAAGGAGGCCAAGAAAAATGGCACTGTTACCCTTTGAAGAACTGATTAAGTTCGATGTGAGACCCTTCTGCGAGACGCGGAAGGCTAAGGACGACAACGGCAACATGGTGGATATCCCCTATCTGAACTGGGCCAAGTGTGTGAAGCTGCTGCACGAGAACGGCGCGAAGGACGTATGGTTTACGCCCCGCGTCTGCCCGGAGACAAAGACCTATCTGTGGCCGCAGGCGGACGTGACCACCCGGAAGGGCTACAAGACGCAGTGCTGGTTCGTCAGCGTGGAAATCCACATCGACGAGCTGGTGTTCAACATGGACACGCCGCTGCTGAACGGGGCGCTGGTGGTCTATGAGGACACGCTGAACCAGCTGCGTATTTCCAACGCGCAGGCCCGCGCCTTTGTGAAGGGCGTGGCGCTGCGGACAGGGCTGGGCTTCGACCTGTGGGCCGAGAGCGGCGACGGGGACGACGGCGAGGACGATCTGAGCCGCCACAGCATCTGGGCCATCCGGGAACGGCTGGAGCGGGCCATTACCGCCAAGGAAAAGGCGGGGCTGGATCACAAAGACCTGCTGGCCGCCCTGCGGATCAACGACAAGCAGCTGAACCAGCTGATGGGCTACTTCGCCAAGCTGGACGGCCTTGAGAAAGCGGTGAGCAAGCTGTGATCCACGATCAGGACAGGAGCGGGTGGTTCGGGGCATCGGACACGGCCACCATCATGGGATCGTGGGAGACCGAGACGTTCCGAAAGTGGTGGGCGGTGAAGCTGGGCATCCGGCAGGATCACTACACCAACGCCGCCATGCAGGCGGGAACGGCCTACGAGCACAAGATTCTGGACGCGCTGGGGGTAAAGACCCGTGACCGGCAGATCAAGGTCTACGCCCTGCGGCTGCGGGTGAACTACGACGGGGACGATGCCCAGACCGTTACGGAGGTCAAGACCTACAGCAAGGCTCCCTTTAAGGTGAGCCGCGCCTACTGGATGCAGTGTCAGGTGGAGATGTTCGCCAGTGGGTGGGGCCTGCGGCGGCGGAAGATGTGCCGGATCGCGGCCTATCCGGTCGGCGAAGCGGAGAAGCAGAACTTCTTTTTGCCCGTCGACCCCGGCAGGATCAGCCTGTGGCCCGTGGAGTACGATGAGACGTGGGTGGAGGAGAAGTATCTGCCCCGCCTGCGGTATCTGGCCACGTGCCTGAAAACAGGCCGGTGGCCCCGAAAGGAGGAAGTGCCATGCAGCAGGTGACGGTGGACGCCGCACGGTGGCTGCGGGACGGCGACGGGTCGTGGCTGGCCTTCCGGGTAGGCAGCGACAAGACGGCTATGGACGTGTGCGACAGCCTGAAAGCCGGGAAGGAATACAACCTGACGTTGAAGCGTAAGGGCCGCAGTCTGGACGCCAACGCCTATTTCTGGGTGCTGGTGAATCGGCTGGCGGACAAGCTGAAGATCGAGCCGGAGGGCATCTACCGGGCGTATATCCCAGATATCGGCGGCGGCTATGAGGTGGTGCCGGTACGGGAGGATCGCATTGACGCATGGGAAAAGGTCTGGTGCAGCGGCCATATTGGCCGGATGATCGAGGACATGGGGCCGTGCCGCAACATCAAGGGCTATCACAATGTCCGGTCTTACCTATCTTCCAGCGATTACGACACGGCTCAGATGTCACAGCTCATTGAGTTGGTGGTGGCGGACTGCAAACAAAATGGCATCGAAACCATGACGCCCAGAGAGCTGGACGCGCTTGTGTCCCGCTGGGGTGAGGTGAGCGTATGAGCGCGGCAAAAATCTATACCGCCCACGGGAAGTCTTTGACCATGCGGCAATGGGCGAAGGAACTGGAACTGCCGCAAAAGACATTGCGGAACCGGCTGGACAGGGGGTGGACGCCGGAAGCGACCTTCCGGCCGGGGAAGCAGCTGCACCGGGGCGGCACAACGGGGTCGCGCCGCACTGATCACACGGGAGAGCGGCACGGGATGCTGGTGGTCGACCACTGTCTCGGATCGGGGCCGGATGGGCCGAAATGGCTCTGCGTGTGCGACTGCGGCAAGACGCGGGTGGTACTGGCGCGGAATCTGAGAGGCGCATACAGCTGCGGCTGTAAGGCGAGGAGAAAGGCAGACCGCCGCCCCGGCCATCCACAACCATGCTGGACGTGCCGGAACTACGCCGGAGGGTGCAGTTGGTCGCAGAAGTACCTGGAGCCTGTGAAGGGCTGGGACGCGACCCCCACCACGAAATATCAGGGGAATGCGGGCGAGGTCACATCTTTCGCCATCCATTACTGCCCGGAGTATGTACCTGACGGAACGGAGGTATTGATGAATGGGTGAGAGACGGTGTTATTTCTGCCGCAAAAACGGCAGCGCCGACCCGCTGGAGCGGCACCATGTGTTTGGCGGGAACCACGCTGACCGGAAGAAAAGCGAGAAATACGGCGCTGTGGTAGACCTGTGCGGCAATGCGTGCCACCGGAACGGAGAACACGCCGTCCACCGGGACGGGGACGTGATGCGCCGCCTGCGCCGGGAGTTTCAAGTGAAGATCATGCAGGAACAGGGCTGGACGGAGGCGGAGTTTATCCGGGCGTTCGGCAAGAGCTACTTATAGGAGACCCTATGACACAGTGTGAGAAAATCCTGCGGTATATGCGGGACGTTGGCCCCATTACCCAACTGGACGCGGCCAGGGAGTTCGGCTGCTACCGGTTGGGCGCAAGGATTTGGGATCTGAAGAAAGCGGGCCACGCCATCCGGAAGCGGATGGTATCAGAGAAAAACAGGTTCGGCGAGAGCGTGAGCTTCGCCGAGTACAGACTGGAGGACAGCAATGCTCAATAAGATTTTCATCATGGGACGCCTGACCCGTGATCCGGAGCTGCGGCGGACGCAGAACGGTACGGCGGTGGCCGGGTTCGCGCTGGCGGTAGACCGGGACTATAAGAACGCCGACGGCACGAAGGAGACGGATTTCATCGAGGTGGTGGCATGGCGCAGTAGCGCCGAGTTCGTCAGCAAGTACTTCACCAAGGGCCGTATGGCCATCGTGGAGGGCCGGTTGCAGATTCGTGACTGGCAGGACAAGGACGGCAACAAGCGCCGCAATGCAGAGGTCGTGGCCGACAACGTGTACTTCGGCGACAGCAAGAAGGAGTACGGCGGCGACTATGGCGGCGCTCCTGTTGGCGGCTACAAGGCGGCGGGCAAGGCCGTGGACGTGGAGCCGGACACGGGAGACTTTGCCGAGGTCGAGGACGAAGAAGATTGGCCGTTTTGAGGTGAGAGTGGAAGGAAGAGGACAACACAGCGGGGCGTATCGTGGGCGCGAACCGTGACGGCTGGCCGGGATCGAGCCAGCGCACGACGGCGGCGCGGGCGAAAATCCCCCTTTGTCCCCCTTTCTTCCCACCACACCCCCTATCTA